TGCGTGTCACATACGGTGCAACATATGCGACGTAAGTGAAACGCTGTAAAGCCTTTAGGTGACCTTGTGCCACAAATGCGTTTCAGAGTGAAATGAAAAGATGACACAATGCGGCATGGCGGTGCTTCGTTCCATTTGCGTTCTACTCCCTACTCCCCAGCACCTCGGCGCGGCGTCAATGAGACGTAAGCTGAAACGAATAGAATGAGGTTCATTTGCGTGTCAACAAATAGCTTTGGTGTCGTTTGCGTGCCATACCACTACATGTAGTGGGTGTATTAAAGTGGAACACCTATTTGTCTCATTTGCGTCTCATTTATAACTCCTTAACTTACGTTGGAATCATGCCAAACTCCCCTACGGGAACACTCGGTCTCATTTGCGTGTCACAACAAATGGGCATACCATATGTAGTGGGTCTCATTTGCGTCTCATTCTACTCCTCCTTCCCCAGCACCTCGGGCGGTCTCGCATGAAAGATAAGGTAGAACATCATTCGTGTCATTTGCGTGTCGTTCGTAACTCCTAGAGATGGTTCGTTGCATTTGCGTGTCATTCGCTGATTCATTATAGACAGACTATCCCCTGGCCTGGCCAGTGTTGGGACGCAAAAGAAACCGAGCAGTTTAGCGACATACTCAGGTCCGTTTCATTTGCGTGCTATTCGGTGCCTAGCAGGATATCGTTCGATACCTCCACAGCACTTACGCACAGCCTGTCTACCTCTTGCACAGCCTTGCGGTAGTGCAGGGTCTCGTTCGTGTCACTTGCGTTTCGGTATTTGTCGAACCGACTCTGCGGAATGACACGCATTTGACCCTGAAGGTAGTCCACAGCCTGTTGCAGTCGCTTGTTCTCAACAATCAATTCACTTTTCAGCATTTCGTTTCCTTTGCGTTTCAGTTCTAGGAGTGATTCGTTTCAGTTGCGTTTCAGTCGGTGACCTGAACAGTGAGACGAGCCACGTTGCCGCCGTCGTCCCAATAGAACATGCCGTTACCCTCATACTGCCAGGGGTTTAGCTTCGCCTCATTTGCGTGCCAGACAAAGAGAAGGTGGAGGCACTGGAGGATTGGCGTCTCTAACCCCTTTGACCGTCCCAAGTTGTAGGTCTTACCAAGGCCATTCGCCTCAGTTGCGTCCCAAACCGTCAGGAAATACGTGTTCATTGCGTTTCGTCCTTTGGCACCAGCCGTTGCTGCGATTCATTGTGAACCGCAATAGAAACAAACGGAATCGAACCGATTGCTTCTAGAGACAAACAAGGTTCGTTCGTCTCAAATGCGTATCAGTCGGTGAGAATCTCGAAGTAAATCTCGCTGTGCTTGCCGTGGAAGAATGCGGCCTGGTCGAGAGTGAGACGCAAACGGGACAAGCTGTCCTTTCGTCTCATTCCTGTTACCATTCCGACAGGCTGGGAACCGTCCTTCATTTCCCAGTTGCCGGTGTATCGTTCCACTTGCGTTTCGACGACGGTTTCGGCCATATCCGGCTCATACGACTCACGAATGAAAAGGCTCATATGCGTTTCCTTTCAGTGCCACCAGGCATTTCACGTCTCACTGTGAGACGCAATAGAGACTAACGGAATCGAACCGCTAGCCTCTTTCGTCGCAGTTGCGTGTCCTAGAAGTTGGCGTCCATGTCGTCGTAGTCCAGTTCGGGCTTGCGCCGGTTCTGGAACGCAAATGAACCGCTGTTCTCGGCGTGGTCCCAGCCGTAGGTGTCGGGATTGTAGGTGTAATCCCATTCGTCGCCAGGGCTTACGGCCAACTGGTCCATATCGGAGCAGAGCAGAACGTTCGCCTCAAATGCGTTTCGCTCCGCTTCGTCCCGTATGTCCTTGAGCCACCGAACCTTGCGACCCACGTTGCCACCGAACGACGACCCCTCGGTGAGACGCAAGTGAGACCGAAGACGCCGCAGACGAGTCGTTGAGACGCTTACGCACCGAATCGTTTCACGTCTCAGAATCGAGTCAATTTCGTCCCAGTTGAGGTAGTTGTAGTCGGTGGGGTCCAAATGCGTCTCACTGATACCCTTGTAAACCTTGACCCACTCGTTACCGTCGCCCCTCCACCAGCCTTCGTCCATCATTGCGTCCCATTTGCGTCCCGTCGAGCCGAGCGGTGCGGTGCGGTAAGCGAACTGGGCAGCGAACTCCGTCTCAATTGCGTTGCGGTTGACCATGAGACGAAGCGCGTTCTTTCTGACGTTCATTCTAAATCCTTTGCCACCAGGCAGTTGTGCGTTTCACGGATTGTGAACCGCAAATGAACCGTAAGGAATCGAACCCTACGGCCCATCCGTCTCAAATGCGTGTCAGTCGATTCGGATAGCGGACTGGCCACAGGCTCGGTTCGCCAGGTCCGCAATGAGACGCAATTGCGACTCAATGCTCAGAAGTATCGTGGCCAGCATATCGTGGTCCATTACGCAGGACGCCTCTAGCGTCTCAAATCCGTTGCACGCCTTCTTTCCGTCTCGTGCCGCAGCCTGAAGCGTGTCAAATGCGTCTCGCAGGTCGTGAATGTTATGCACTTTGAAACTCCCGTTTCGTTTGCGTCCCTCTCTGTGGGACGTATGGTGGAACCGAAATGAGACGAGGCGGAATCGAACCGCCCCTCGCACCGTGCGTCTCAGTTGCGTATCACCCGCTAGCTGCGGGCGATAGTTGCGCGTCGAATGCGTGCCTCAACGATACGCTTTCGCATAGCGTCCGTGTCAACCGTCCCGATAGCGCCGAACCGCATTTGGGTATCGGCTCGTTTGCGTGCCGTGTTGCGTCCCACGCGGTCCTTCTCCGTGTCAGCCGTGCCCAGAATCGTGTCAGGGTTCGTCACAATTCCGTCGCTGGCCAGGGCAATCGTCTCACAATCGTCCCAGAGGTAGTAGTCGCTTCGTTCCATGCCGAACACCACCACGCCCATGCGCTTCATTTGCGTAGCACAGAGGGCCGTCGCGTTGCACCGATTGTGAAACGCAATTGAGACGTGGTCGGTGGCCAGGAACTCCCACTCGCCAATTACGTCCCACTTGCGTGCCACGGAGCGGGTCGTCTCGCGGGACAGAATTGAGACGGAGCCGGTCATGACGCAGAAGTGAAGCGTAGCGTGCTCGTGAGACGCAACTGAGACCTTGTCGGCGGCGTGAACCGCAAACGTGACGAACTTGGAACGAATCATTTCAAACGGTGTCATTTTGGTGTCTCTTTCGTGTCAGTCTTGGTGGAACAGAAGTGAGTCGAAGCGAACCGAACCGAGTCAGCCCGTGAGACGATTCCGAAACCGTCGCACGTTCGGCACTTTTGCGTGCCACGGAGAAAACCGAGCAGTCTCACGATATGAGACGGAAACTCATACGTCTCAGTTCCGTCTCCCTTGCAGCCAGGGCAAGGAACGTAAGGCTTTATGCGCGTCATTTGCGCCTCCCTTTCGTGTCATCGACCGTCCCGGATTCGAACCGGATTCGTCGCATTTGCGACTCCCTGCCTTCAGGGCGGTCAGTTGCGCGTCATTTGCGTCTCATTGCGTGCCATTATCCGTCCCCGCCTGAACCGAACTGCCCTAGCCCTTGAGGCGTAGGGAGCAAGCCCTGAGACCGTGACACGCAAATGAGCCGAATTGTGAAAGACCGTGGGGCGCGGAACGCAAGTGAGACGCAAACTTCGCCTCGCCCCGCCCCGCCGCCGCCGCCTTACCTATAGCAGACGCCGTGCCAAACTCATAAAGCATTGGTATCAAAGGCTTTATGACGTGACGCAGTGCGCAATGCAAACAAAGGAGTTAGGAGCCGTTGAAAACAAAGGAGTTATGACGGGGGGTGTAGCAGAATGGCGCCATTCGTGCCACCGAATCTGGGAAAAGTGAGACGAACGGGCCGCGACGGAAACAAAGGACTTACGTCAATGGACCTGGAGGTCGTTGTTACGCAGTGCGTTATGACGCCGCGTGTCATGTAATGTAGGGTGGCCTTACATGGGCGCCGAGAACAAAGGACTTATAACCCGTTGGGAGATAAGAGGTTATAAAGCACTGTGAGGTAAGGAGTTATAACCCCCTGGTATTATTGAAGTTACGACGGGGTCGAAAACAAAGGACTTACGCCGGGGCCCTAATTTAGTGTGAGCAACAAATAATAGACGTTTCACCTAATCATTCACACACGCCGCTAGGTGCGCCGCAGGCACTTATAGGCCCGATGATATCCTGAGCCAAAGGTTCGCGCCAGTTCCTCTCTGTTTCGACCTTCAGCGGTCCATTAGGAAATTCCCTTCCAGGGAGGCCATACAAATTGGATATTACCACATTCCACTCGCATGCGCAGGCTTGCCTCATCGCCACGATACAATCATGTTTGAGTGTCCTAAACTCATTTTGCTCCAGATAAAAACCCCCAGAGCCGGGAATTAAATGATGGTATTGGCCGCATACTACGCACTCAGTTGGTATTAGGGTCTTACGCCCATCCCAAGGTTTGTCGCTAGTAGTCATATCAACACCCACTAAATGGTTCCCTTGGGTCAACCCATCCAGGGCTGTCAGCATTGCGAGGAACATATGCGGTTAATTTCTGCGTAACAGTTTGGTGTTCTTTGCGCAACACAGCACTCACACTGTGACCCACTATGACTGTGGCGCTCAATTGCACCTCAATCCCACCGCTAGCGGCTCCGTAGCCACCACACGCACGTCCCGCATATTCCTTCAGCACCTCGTCGTAAAGCGCATCAAGCTGCGCAGCAGTCAGACCACCAAGACCATCCTCAACATTGTTTCTGAATTCTTTCAAATTGCCAGACATATTTAGCCTCTTCTCTCTTTATCCAATACTTGCCCACCTTATACCATGCGGGCCATGTGGATAGTGTTAACGTTGCCTGAATGTAATCATGCCGTATGGAAGAGCGCACTTCTTACCTCCTCCATGCTTCATATCCGCATACCGTGTTTTGTCTTCGAGGAACTTCTCAAGAGCCTTCACGGCTCTTATCTTGGTTCCCTCACGAAACCATATAGAGTGGCCAATATATTCGTCGCTACGCCTATAGCTATTTCTCCCTATAAGTCTCTCGACCCAGTTGGCATTTCCCGCTTCATAGACCATGGCCCTAAACACACTAGGGGTTCTGCCCCGTTTCATCCATCCTAGTCGATAACTGACTTTCATCTTAATTCTCCTCTTAGTTTCATCAATAACCATCCAAGGCGGTTTTTACCAAGGTGGGTCTTGCCGCAGCCCCAGTAATAATCGTATGGACTGTCTTCAATAATAAGGGCATCACCTGTAGAAAGCAGTGTTTCCTTACACCTAGAATGCTGAGTGAATTTGGCCTTGAGCGCCCTATACATAACTGCCTCTTTAGCCTCTTCCCAGTCCTTCCTTAGCGGCTTACTTTTATCTCGTCCTTCCTTTGCGGCATGTTTTGGACCTTTAGATTCTCTAACTATCCTCTCGTATTTTGTTCCCAGAAACTTCTTACTCTGAAAATAGTGCTCTGTGGTCTTATATGTAATGCCGTCTAACTCAATCGGATGTCTAGAAAAGTTACTGAAACATCCATATGGCCCCTTGCTGCTCCAGAATTTTATGATTCCATCGTTTGGCATGACATCCTCCTTCTACTTACCAAGAGTGAGCAACAAATCGAAAGTCAAGCACATGCCGAAAGATTCTTTGTTCTGACATGATGAGGCCCATGACAAAGAATCTAAAGAGATTCTAAGATTCTCCCTAGACTTTCCCATTTGCGGAGACTCTTCTACTACTAGAGGACAACCGTGATGTAAGCCTATAGGGGAAGGTGTGCTGTAAAGTCTGCGGGTGTATAGAAAGGTGGGAGGAATGAAGTTGAACAAGCCAAAGTTTTCAATCGAGACGCTAAAGCGAGCTACTAAGGTTGGCAATGCCGCTAAGAAAATGGACCTCGAAATTGGCCCAGTGCGGGACAATGCCGAGGAATTTGGTGATATGGTTTTCTTCATGTTGTCTAACGGTCCCGATGTCTGTATACTTAGATGCACAAGGTATGCCTACTTCATCGAATACTATTGGAACGCGCACAGGGGCGGTCAGGACGCCGACTACTTCATGGTCAAGAACGTGCGCAATTTTTTGTTTTATATGAAACGCAATAAATTCGTTGACTTCGACATTTGGGACACCCGCATAGAAGAGAGCTTGAATCAAGGTGACACTACGGTAGAAGAGATGGTCGATGACGACTGTTTCTGGACAGAAGATAATGAATAAGGAGGCCAAAGGCCATGAATAGATTGACGCTAGAAATACGCGCCGCCGCTGGTGGCGATGATGCAAAAGACTTGGTCGCAAAGTTCGAGGCCGTTTACAGGAAGGCCGCTACTAAGGAGCATCTTTAGCATAGAGTTATTGGACCGCTCGGACGCACACGTCGTCCTAGAAGTAAAAGGACGGAGAGTATATGAAGTTTTCGGTAGTGAGGCAGGGGTCCACAGATACCAAAGAGTCCCGCCTACAGAGCGCAGGGGAAGAGTTCATACAAGCACTATTACCGTTGCTATCTTGCAGCACAAAGAAGAAGCTAAAGCGGTGCTTAGACAGCAAGACCTCAGATTTACTTTCTTTAGAGGTAGTGGACCTGGGGGACAGCATAAAAATAAAACTGACAGCGCAGTTAGATTAACACACATCCCAACAGGAATAGTTGTAATAGCCCAATACGGGCGTAAACAGGGACGTAATAAGACGTTGGCCCTGAACGCTCTACGGGCTAAGTTATTTAGTGCTCACAGCGCACGGAACAAAGATAAAAAGAACGCCAAGAGAAAAAGCCAGGTCGGTCGAGGGGCAAGAGGGGACAAAGTTAGAACCTATTGCGAGCGCAAAGACCTGGTTGTAGACCACAGAACAAATAAGAAGTCATCCCTCAAAAGGTTTCTAAGGGGTGATATCAAAGACTTACACTAGGAGTGAGTATGCCTACTATGCAGCAGATTAAGTGGGGGCCGATAGGCAAGGAAGTTTACGAGAGGACGTATAGTAGGAGGAAACCAGACGGCTCAAAGGAGACATGGCCAGAAACCATCAATAGGGTTGTAGACGGTAATCTTGCTCTAGTAGACAAAAAATTCTGGAGAAGGAACGAGCGCCAAGACCTCATAGACCTATTCCTTGATTTCAAAGCACTGCCCGCAGGCCGACACCTGTGGGTCAGTGGCGTTAAGGGCCGCCAGTTTTTGTTTAACTGTCACGTCTCAGGTTGGCGCGATAATATGAGTGACCACTATTCATTCATGTTCGATGAGCTTATGAAGGGTGGCGGTGTAGGCGCAAACTATTCCGATAGATTCATCAAACAATATCCTCCTATTAGAAACAAACTCGACGTTCATATTGTATGCGACCCAAAGCATGCTGATTCCGAACGCATTGGGGATACTCTATCTAGTGATTATCACTATACGTGGGATGGATGTATTCCAGTAGAGGATAGCCGCGAGGGCTGGGTCGAAGCCCTTGTGTTGGTTTTAGAGCAGGCATTTGCTAAAAACCCACAACCACTTGTATTTGATATGAGCCGCGTAAGACCCTATGGCTCTCCTATTAGGTCATTTGGTGGCACCGCTTCGGGGCCAGAGGCACTTATCCGAATGCTCCAGGCTGTTGCAGAACTGTTGAATGACAGGCATGGACAAAAGCTCACATCCCTAGACCACATGGAAATTGACCATCGCATCGCAATGTGTGTGGTTGCTGGCAATGTTCGTCGTAGCGCACGTATGTCAATTAAGCATTGGAAAGACCCAGACATCTTTGAGTTCATTCACTGCAAGAGCGATGATGCCAGAGTTTCCCATTGGACTACAAACATTTCTGTTGGTGTGGACAATGCGTTTTTCAGACTATTCAAGAAGGGCGACAAGCACGCAAGGATGGTCTACAAGAAGTGCATTGAGTCAATGTATGTTAGCGGTGAGCCTGGTTTTTGCAATATGTCGCTTGCGCAACACGGAGAGACCGAAGAAGTCGTAAGTTCAAATCCATGTGGTGAGATTTTCGCTCTCCCATTTGGCAATTGCAATCTCGGACATATCAACCTAGCAGAGTTTTATGACAACATAGAGGGAGCAAAGCGAGCATTTATGATGATGACTCGTTTCCTTATTCGTGCTACCTTTGGGGATATCTACTCGCCGTGGCAACGAGAGGTCGTTAGTCGTAACAGGCGCATTGGTGTTGGTTTCTTTGGCTTCCAGGGTTGGCTATGTAAGCAGGGCAAGAAATACAGCGATTGCCACAATGACCCAGAGGTTCATAGCACCCTCCGTCAATTCTACCGTGTGGTGAAAAAGACCGGCATGGAGTATGCACACGAACTAAGAATTCCTTCTCCAATTAAGAACACAACATTGGCACCTACCGGGACAATTGCAAAATTGGCTGGAGCAACTGAAGGTGGCCAAGCTCTACTATTCCCATACTACGAACAGCGTATGCGTTACCAAAAGGATGACCCGAACATTCCTAAACTTATGGCTGACGGAGTAGAGTTTGAAGAGTGTATTAACAGAGAAGAGGGTATAAACACAACCATTGCCAAGCATGTTTGTAAACATCCACTTGTTGACGAAGTTTCTGCATTAGGTTATGATGCAGATGAGATTGTTGAGGGTCAGCATGACATTTCAATGCACGACACCCTGGCAATTCAGGCTATGTTGCAACGAGAATGGGCTGACAATTCAATTTCCTTGACAGTCAACCTAACTCCTGCTACAACTGAGAAGGAGCTTTACCACACTGTGATTAAGTTCCTTCCAAAGCTCAAGGGGACCACCGTTTTGGTGGGAGTCGGGGGCAGACCACAGCCGCCTTATACAGAAATTACGCGTATGGATTATGAAAACTATGAGGGCAAGAAGCTAGTTATTGACCATGAGCGTGAATGCTCAAGGGGAAGCTGCCCGATTAAGTAGGGTTGGCTGTTATGAACGACAAAGGTTTGTTGAACATGGAGGAAGTTATGTTTTTCCGATGCACTAAGTGCGGTCATATGTTTGCGGGTGCTGGAGACAAGAATCCGGATATCTGTGGTGCGTTTGTTGAGTATCGAACGGTATATCGAGAAGGCGAACCATACGGACAAAATGTTGCGATTGGATGTGGCGGTGAGCTAGTCCAAATTTCCGAAGAGGAAGCACAAGAGCAAACTGATAGGATAAGAAATGACTGAAAAGAAAATTGTCGTCAAGTCGTCTGTCACTGTTAAAAAGTCCTCGGACCTAAGAAAAGTGCAACGTAAGGCTGTCGCAGGATTGAGCGAAGCCGAACTGATTGAGAGACATACGATTGGTGAATACGAAGAAGAACGAGACGGAGACGAGAGCGGAGACGACGGAGACAACGAAGGCGAAGATTAGCTACGACGATATCACTGATATTGTAGAATACCTAGTCAAAACCAAGTCCCACTCATACTCATTTGGTTGTTGGGCGCCTGATGATATTGCACAGGAAATCCGGCTCATTTGTTTTAAGGCCATTGAACATTTTGATTCTACTAGGGTCAAGGCTGACCGCTGGAAGAATTTTTTTGGACGATGTGTTGACAATGGGCTGAAAAACCTTAAGCGCGATAATTACCTGCGCACATCACCTCCGATTCGTGTCAACCTAGATGGGATGACACCAGCGGAAGTGCTTGAATTCAAAAAAACTCAGGATTATGCGAGATGGCAGAAGTTCCAGGCTAACCTCCAGAGGAAGCTGAGGATACTCCATCCTATACCTATTGATATGCTAGGAGATACAATAAAACATGCCCGATTCGAGCAGGAATTGGAGTATAAAGACTTGGAGAAGTATGTCGTTGATTCGATAGCTCCAGACCTAAAAGAATCATTGCGCAAGATGCTTAAAGGGCAAGGAAAGAATGTCCCCAAAAAGGACAAAAGGAAAATCCAGTCGTTCGTTAAAAAACTACTGGCTTAATTACTTGATGTATTGCTGGGTTGTTTACCTTCATAGCGTTGAGTGGCGTTAATCTGTCATAGACAAATCATTGACAAAGAGAGGTAACAATGTCAACAACTATTAGATGGTATGCTGGCGACGGCAGCCCAGAAATTCTACCAGCCGCTTCTGGTGGACTTAACACTCTAGGATTCTTCGGCTCAAACTTCGGATTCTCTATCCGAGTCGGAGAATACAATAACACTTCATTCCGAACAAATCAGAATGGAAGCTCCAATGGTGGCGCGCTGCCTAATCTTCGTTGGGCAAATGCATCTGGTGCATATGTCGCTGGAGAGCTTACGGCCACTGAACTTAGAGAAGTTGATAACGACGAGGCAACACTAAAAATCACACTAACTACTGATAACGCTATCCAGACACAAAATGCATCTTTGAGAGCATTTGACCGTGTTGATATTGATAACAACCCAAGTGGTGTGACAATTAGAGCAGCAGAGATTCGTAAGGACCAGCCGACTGCTAGAGGTTCTGGTAACGCGAACTGGACAGCAATTGCTGGTTCAGGCTCGACTCTAGGTTTTTACGACCAGACGACGGCAGACTTTACTACTCACAACTTCTTCATCGCTCTATCAGCAACGCCAACGAGCATTGGCGAGAAGACAAATATCGGTTTCTACTTCGAAACGGAATTCCTATAAGCCAAAGGTGATATATGGAGATTGCACTTTCTAGGAGTGCGGATAAGTTCGTGCCGAAAAATCGGTGGATTGCTTCATTGTCTAACGGAGAAACAATCTTCGAAGACGCAAGACGTGGGGCGCAGCCTACATGGGTGCGCCTTAAGGAATATCTTGAGGAAAATGGCCTCTCGATTACGCAATTGCGCGTCCAAATAGGTGGGCTAGAAGTAAAGCTGCCCAAGAATCAAGAAGGCTACATTCAAAAGAAAAAGATATGGTCTACTGGAGCTACCAGTGGAGCATGTATATGTGTTGGATATGCCCAGGGTGGCCTTGCTATGATTCACGAACTTGGTGCCGATAAGAGCAGTAGGACAAAATACTGTAAAGACCCAGGAGAGCCGTGGACGATTTATAGAGCAGATATTAGAAAGAATAGAAATGAGTAATACAAAAGCTGGAAGAATAGTTTTGTTTAATATTGCTGTAATACCAGGAAATGAACGTTGGGTTCCCGCATTGGTATCTGCTGTTGATAATTGGATGCTTCCAGTTCCAGATGACAAGCCACATCCAGGCAGTTCGACTGTTGCACTTCATGTATTTCCAGATAATGGACCAACATTTTTTGTAGCAGGTCCAATATATGAGGGCATAGAGATTGGAAAATGGAAGTTCCTATAACATTCATAGTCGTATATGGTGCTCCCAGAACTGGCACTAGTCTATGTATGGATATAGTTCAAGCTGCCGGATATTGTGCTGGAGTATGTCATAAAGCGTCGTCAGATAAGAGGGCTGGGAGGAATGAACATCCTCTATTTGGTAAAACGTCGATAGACAATGAAAACGCATGGAGAGCAATTAGAAATCAAAGGATAAGTTGTGCCAAGATTATCGGGTTCTATGACTGGATTCAGCTTTTAGCCACTAAATTTGATATAAAAATTCTTGCGCCGTATAGAGAACAGGAGACGAGAAGAAAAAGTATTCGCAGCAGGAATGTGGCAGGGCAAGTAATGCGCCGCACTGGGACTCCACCATTTACGCAAGAGGAGCTAGATAGAAAGACAGAATTTATGCGCCGCGAACGTATCTTATTGCAGGACAAAGTTTTGTGCGAGCGAGAGCTAATACTTTCGCAATATACACACCTAAGAGTGAGTTTTGAAAAACTGATAGATAGAGATACAGATGAGTTTGATAGGATTGCCGAATTTCTGAATTGTGATTCAGCATGCTTAATAAACTGTGTTGATAGAGAAAGAGTAAGGTTCCCTCATGCCACTTCCAGGCCCAAAGGGCAAAGAGAAGCGCAAGGATTTTGTTAGTCGCTGCGTGTCGTTTATGACCAAGGAGGGAGAAGGCAAGGACGCCAAGCAGCGCGTTGCCATATGCAATAGTCAATGGAAGAAGGCTAAGGCACGAGAACTAACAGATGAGGAAATTGAGGCTATAGCCAGAGTTCTGCGTGACTTAAAATGTAGATAACCAAACAATCTTGTAGAATATGAAGACGCGTGTCATTTTTGGCCCGCGTCTTTTTTTTGTGGTGTAGTAGCAGGTAGAAACGTCTGATACTTCTGATAGAATGAGTAGGTAAGGGGTAGGTTGAAGGAGATGACTACACATGTCAAATAAGAAACATCACTTTAAGGGTTGGGAAGACCAAATCATTCGTGATAAGTGGCAGACTACCACTGATGAGCAAATTGCTAAAGAGGTTGGTAGAACGACTGAGGCTGTTGCTCGTAGGCGCAAAGCCCTGGGTCTTTCGAAAAAAGCTGGTAGACCAGCAAAGAAAACACAGAAGGAGGCAGTAATTGCCAATCCTACTGAGTATTCGCTTGCTACGTTATCCAAGGATGATAGAATTGCGTTCTACAAGAGTCAATTCGATAAAAACCATAGATATCCATTTTTGGTTAAGATTCTAATTGGTGACGAACTGCCATACTATCAGCACAAATACATTGAGTTCTTGGACAATGTCGATAGCATCACATTGCAGGAAGAAGAAATCCTGCACAATATGCTTATGACTGAAATTCAAATCTTGCGTATTCAAGAGCAAATAGCCGAAGCAGTTGTGGCTTATAGGGATAGTGATGATGAAGACAAGCGTCCACCGCCACAATATCTATACAAGGACCTAAATGATGCCGAGAGTCGCTATGCCAGGTATCACAAGGACATGAACCTTACTAGAGAACAAAGACTCAAGACCAACAGAGAAGAACGAATAACAATCACTAGTATGGTGTCATCATTGCTGGAGGCAAGAAATAGGGCGAAGGCTGGTAACACAGCAGGCATGATGAGTTACTTTACTGACAAATGTCGAGATGATATGAACAAGATGGATTTTCTAATAGGGGGCTGATATGTCGCGTATTAACGTTGGCAACAAGATGAACTCATACCTAAATGGTGAATGGGCGGGTCATGTCAGGAAGCGCCATGGAACTAAACGACTTACATCTAAGCGCCGCAGAGCGCAGGGGAAGCGTGAGATATGCCTCATTTTAGAAGGAAAAAGTCCAGACGGAAGGCGACGATTTTAGAATGCCAAGCAAGATGGCTTGGAAATCACAAGGAGAGGTTCAGCTATGGCGACCGTAAAAAAAGGCTTCGTGCCGCCGAAGAAATTCAGGATTATCAGAGATACGAGGGAACAAAAGGGGAAGGGCTGGAACTTTAGGGCCTCAGCGAATTGCTATGGTCAGAAGGTTCAAAAGCTTGATGTTGGAGACTATACCGTAGAAGGTATGGAAGATATCCTGATGATTGAGCGCAAGACGCTAGGTGACCTGTGGGGCACACTTGGTCCACAGAAAAACTATCAGCGATTTCTACGCGAGATGGATAGAGCCAAGGACCACAGGATTAAGTTCCTGATAGTTGAGGCGACTCTCGCAGATGTCGATAGGGGATATAGCTATTCACAGGTCCCAGTAAACAACATTCATGCAAAGCTGATTTCGCTACAGGCAAAGCACAACCTACATGTGATTTTTGCCGGTAGACAAGACAGGGCTAGGGCCTATGTCCGAAGGCTTATGTCAAAAATGTTTAAGTATCATACAGACAAGTTACTATGAGCAGACACAGACTACCAATCACATATGAGATAGAAAAGGGCATCAAACTATCCAATCCGTTCTATGAGAATCTTGGAAAGTTTTCTGACCCATATGATGAGTTTGCATCAATTTGTCTCGACAACTTAACATGGGCAGCCTACCATCTACTGATGTGGCGTGGCCAGCCGCTACAGCTTGCACCATTCCAGAGCGTAATTTTAGAAACCCTGTGGAACAAGACCTTTCCCATCCTACTGATGACCCGTGGTGGAGGCAAGACGTTTATGCTAGCAGTTTACGCGGTTTTACGGGCCATGCTCACGCCTGGGTCGAAGATTGTGATTGTAGCCGCTTCGTTCAGGCAGTCCAAGTTGGTATTTGAATACATTGAGCAGCTTTACAATTACTCTCCAATCTTTAGGGCGGCCTGTGCGAAGGGTCCAGAGAAGCCAAGTGACTCTCGCAAGTTGACTGTTGGTTATTCAACAATTCAAGCACTGCCGCTGGGCAATGGTGAGAAAATTCGTGGTATTCGTGCAACGCACATTCTAACTGATGAGTTTGCGTCAATCCCATCAGAAATCTTCCAGGTGGTCGTTAGAGGTTTCGCCGCTGTTGCCGCAGACCCGATTGAAGCGGCAAAACAAACTCACGAAGAAGAGAAAGCAATTCGTGAGGGGAGAATGAAGCCTGCGGATAGAACCCAAACACAAGGTAACCAAATTGTCTATAGTGGCACCGCCAACTTTCAGTTCAATCACTTCTATAAGGTCTACTTGGCTCATAAGTATCTGATAGATAACAAGATAGTCGGTGATGCAAAGGATATTGAAGATAGGCTTGAGATTGAGGAGGACGATTCGTTTTTTGATGGCATGCTAGATTACAAAGACTATGCCATAGTCCAAATTCCGTATCAGGCATTACCTCGTTCATTCATGGATGAGAAGCAAATTGCGCAAGCCAGATTAACAATGCCAAAGGCGTTGTTTCAGATGGAATACGAATGTGTCTTCCCGACAGATTCAGATGGCTTTATCAGACGAAGTGCGATTAACGACTCTACGCCAAAGCCTGGGTTCTGTATTGAAACAAAAGGGACGCCTGGATTTAACTACGTAATGGGAATTGACCCTGCCCGCAAGACAGACAACTTCGCAATTAGTGTCGTCAAGATGATGAAAGATGGCACCTACAGAAATGTATATTGTGAATCCATGAACGGCAAGAGGTGGCCAGAGGCTACTCGTAGAGTAAGGAAGGTTCTAAGTAGATTCAATATCGTTCACATTGCTATGGATGCCGGTGGTGGAGGAACGACAATTGAAGACCTTCTGTGCGACCCGAATATGCTACAACCAGGAGAGGCCCCGATTTGGCGCTTCGATGATGACGAGGCTGTGAGATATGAAGGGCGCCATATCCTTGAAATGGTCAACTTTACGCCATCGTGGATTGGCGAGGCCAACTACGGACTCCTAGCAGATATTGAGCACCACAGGCTTGTATTCCCGAATCGTTCCAGAGATGGGTTGACTGAAGCCGAACATGAAGATGTCTGGAATGAGATTGATGAGCAAATCAATGAGATGTGCATGATTGTTGTTACGGCAACAAAGACCGGAGTTCAGCACTTCGATACTCCTGACCTTCCGGCATCACAGCAAGGGACACTTAAAACACACCAAAGGAAGGACAGATATTCAGCTATGCTATTGTCTTCATATGGCGCTAGGTCTTTTACCGCAATGGGAGCTAGACAAATAGTTCCGAATATTGGAGGTTGGGCTTCTAGACTCTAGGGTGTATGATAGGATTGGTAACACAGTTGCAATCTAGTTGAGGTGAGACATGTCAGAGAATAAAGTCGAACTTGGTATCAATACTATTGGTCTAAGCCCATCTATCCTGAAACAATTGGAGAGTTCCGTAGCTGGAGCAATTCAGGCGAATAGGGATACTGTGGATACATTCAGAGCGCAGGCTGCTGATATCCAAAGGCGTGGTGTTAACCTTGGTGGTGATACTGGTCAGAACTTTGGAATGAATGCTGGGAATATTCATGGATGGCCATATTCGTGGCTAATGCCTCGTGACTTTAGTGGCATGTTTGGTGGCGCAAGCGAATTTGGCCAATTCGGCGGATTCATGGGCGGCATGGTCGGCTTTGGTGGTTCTTCTAGAATCCACGGAAGTATGAGTGCGTTTAGTGGACGTGCAAGAATGGCTCACTACAAGATGGGCCTATGCGTTGAGGCATATAAGGGATTTGGTGTTGCCAAGAACGTAATTGACTTGATGGCCAACTTTGCATCAGAAGGTCTTACGATTAAGCACAAGAGCAAGGCTGTAGAGAAATTCTACAAGAGATGGGCTGAACACGTTGACCTACAGGGCAGGGTAAAGGACATTTTGAGATACTACTACAAGTATGCAAATGTATTTATCTATACAACATATGGCAAAATTGATACCGCCACATATAACAAGATGAGAAGGGCGAAGGGAACTAGGAGTCTTAAGGGCTTTGTTGAGATTCGTGGTGATGTTAATGACCCTGCGGCAGATGATAAGAAGAAAAAGATAGATGAGGAAAAGGGAAAGAATGCTGCTGATAAGGAAATTCCATGGCGCTACACAATGCTCAACCCGTTCCAGATGGACCTTCGTGGTTCTAAATACTTTGGACAATCAAAGTGGGTATTCATCCTAGACCCACTGACAGCAAATGATATTGATTCTGGAGAATACAGTTCAAATACTGAAATAGATTTCTTGGACAGAACCGAAATCAACTTGCCACCCGAATTCAAGAATCTATCACAGCAGGGAGAAAATCCGCTAATTGTGGATGTTGACCCAGCGAAGCTGTGGACCCTTCACTATATGAAGGATGACCACGAGGACTGGGCTGACCCATTGTTGTGGCCAGTAATGTCTGACATCTCATACAAGAACAAGCTACGCCAAATGGATATTAGTGTAGCGGATAGCGTCATCAATGCAGTAACCATCTTCAAGATTGGTGACTTCAAGAATGGCTTTATTCCACCAGAAGAGCACTTTAGGGCTTTTGCTGAGTTCTTGAGAACACCTACAGCCGCAATGAACATGGTATGGAATGATGCCATTAGTATTGAGAGCAACTATCCTCCAGTGGATAGGATTCTTAATGTCGCCAAGTATGAGGCAGTTGATAGAGATATTCTTCGTGGCTTGGGCGTCCCAGACAGTCTCCTAGGAGGAACTACTGGTTCTAGCTTTAGCACAGGATTCCTTGGCGTAAGAACTCTTCTTGAGCGCCTAGAGGAAGGCCGCCAGACGGTAACTCGCTGGATTAACAGCCAATTGAAGACGATTGCCGATATTATGGGCCACAGAGACATTCCGAAGATTAAGTTCGGTAGGATGTCACTTCGTGATGAGAAGGCCGAGAAGCAACTCATTATGGGATTGTTGGATAGAAACATCATCTCGATTGAGGCAGTCCTTGAGGCATTTGGCGAGGACTTTGAGATTGAACTTGAGCGTATGCGCGACGAGAAGAAGATTAGAGAGAGAGATGAATTGCTAATTAAGCATGGACCATTTACCGAGCCTCTATCCGAGCAATACGAAGAAGAGCAAGAAGGAATGCCTACGCTAAACAAGCCATCGCCAAGAGGCAAGCCAGAAAACAAGAATAGGCCACCACGAGGTAGGCCAGGCGGAACGACCGACATCAAGCAAAAGCCGCGAGAAACAAAGCCGAAGGGCATGGCGTGGCTAATGGATTGGGAAGTAACTAGGGCTAACGAACTAGATAGACTAGAGAAGGTTTATGATATCGTCACTAAGATAGTATTGAAAACAAAGGGCAAGAAGTATAAGAAGTCCCTCACAAAGAAGGACAGGACTGGTATTGAGAACATTTCGTTTGGAGCAGCATCATATCTCCTAGAAGAGGTTACTCCTGCGTCTGTTATCAATACATTAAGGGATGGCGACACTTGTGGATATCATCCAGATATCCTTGAGCGTTTCGAACAAATCATTCCAGGTGGCACAATGAATAAGACTGCTACTCTGGTTGAAAGAAAACATGCTATGGCGACGGCAATTGCGAGTTATAGGATGGGTGTATAAAGGAGAGGATTATGCCTAAAGGCAAAGATATCTATGAGGACCTGAGTAAGAAGTATTTCGAGAGACGTAGGGCTCGTGAGGCACTATCAAAGGCTGCTGATGTCGATGAGGACGGAAAGCCTATTCCTCCTGCAAAGATTGACAACTTTAGGGTGAATAAGCCAAAGATGGCAAGAAGCCTTAACTTTCAGCCAGGTGAGCCCAAAAGACGAAAGATTAGTCCAACAGAGGGCAAACCTGTAGTCAATGCATCTACCGATATAAAGAAGCTTATTCATAAGCCAAAGGCCGTAGCGAAAACTCCACTTGAAAATCCTACTGCTGGTGTAATAAAAGACACAGAAGGAGCCCCAAAGAAGAGGGGTAGGCCAAAGGGTAGTAAGAACAAGACAACCAAGAAGGCGACCAGGAGGAAGAACGATGGGACTAAGCAAGCAAGAAAAAGAACTTCTAAGTAAGGCATATACTGAGATTAGGAGAAAGTATACTAGAGCCCTACTTCCAGAAGAAGAGGCCCTTCTAGAGAAGCAGTGGAATGCTGAAGAGGATTTTTCCAGTCCTGGCTATCATATCCATGATGAAACAAATCCTACTGGTAAGCATAGACATCACATCGAGGACACCATTGATGGAGAACATAGACACACGTTTATAAATCCAGAAGGTGAACACGTCCATGGGAATGTTGAAGGAATGGCGTTGGCTGATGGTGGCCATTACCACGACTGGAATGGTCTAGGCTGGCATCATCACGATGAGTGTGACGATAATTCCGGAACCGACCTAATTCCAGAAAAGCCGGACAGTGTCCTATAGTTACACAATTCTATATACAATGGGCAAGGTGGGTTCGAGCACGCTCGTCTCATCTATTCAACCACACTTTGGCGGAACACCACGCACAGAAGAGCAAATGCGTGATGCGAAATTCTACAATGCACACACATCTACTCTTGGGATGATAGATGGCCTCACTAGACCGAAGTCATTAAATAGTATACCTAGAGCTAAGGTCGAAAGACTAAAGTGGATAATTGAGAATAAGCCACGCATTAAACTAATTACGGTAGTTCGCAATCCTATCGAACGTATTATCTCTGGTGTATTTCATCACTGGAAGATATATCAGAAGATGTTTGTAGGACATTCGCCAACAGAGGTAATGGAAGAGTATCACAATTCTGATTGGGCGCTAAACTGGTTCGATACGCACCTCTTGAAAGACTTTGGCGTAGATGTATATGGAGTTCCGTTTGACTTTGTCAACAGAAGTAGTATCATAAGCTCAGGAAACGTCGAAGCAATGGTTCTTCGTCTAGAAGATTCGGAGCATTGGCAAAGTATGCTAAAGGACTTCCTTGGAATGGAATCTATTGGCAATATAAATAGAGAAAATCGTGGTTCTGCGGCATCATATAAATACAGAGAAACATTAACACTGTCAGATGCATTTTTGGACAGAATGCTTAATAGTAGACTGGCCAAGCACTTCTATACAAAAGATGAGCGTGAGGAGTTTAGAAGTCATTATCGAAAGTCATAAGACTTGGTGTATAAATCAGTAAGGTCCGGAGAATACAATGGAACAGTTCAAAACCAGATTGCTAGTGCCATGTAAAGTAATCGCATCCCCACAGGTCCCATATAAGGCTGTGGCTGGGATGGCGGTAGTTGCACAGCCAGACCTTCTGTATATGAAGTCTGTTTTGGTTAGCACTGGTTCGAATTTGAACGATGATGTATTCTTGCCCGAAGAAACATGGAAAGCTCGCGCAACACCAGCACTGAAGCCAGTCGATTGGGAGCATAATACGGGTAGAGAACTAACAGAGGATGAACAAAAAGAAAATCCAGGAAAAGTTGTCGTCGATAACCAGACAATTGGTGTAATGTATAATGCATACGTTACCGATAACGACGGCGTTGTGATTTCTGAAGATAAGGCGTCTGCGGCAGACTTTGAGGTTCCAGTTCAGTTTCATATTGTGGATGAATCCGTAATTTGGAAGGCTCTGTTTCCTACTGTTGCTGCTAGAATAGAGAAGGGTGCCGACGAAGGCAGGCTTTTTGTTTCAATGGAAGCATGGTTTAGCGACTACGATTATCTCGTTGGTAGCAAGGTCATTGCGAGAAATGAAGAAACAGCCTTTTTGGACGACAGCCTAAAAGCTAACGGAGGAAACGGTTCATTTGGAAGTTCTACCGTAAAGAGAGTGTTGAGAAACATTGTTTTTGGTGGAAAAGGTATAGTAGAGAGACCAGCAAACGAACCATCTGTTATTCAATCAGTGACTCACACGCCCATAGAAGCCAGCGAGGCGACAGTAAAAGCTATCGCCCAAAACGTTATTGGTGACTTGGGGAGTAAAAGTCAGGCCATTAACGAGTCTAGGAAGGATTCAAATATGAGTGATACTAAGAATGTAGAGACCGGCGCTGGAGTCCCTCTCGACAAGTATACTGCTGCTACAGAAGAAGCTGTTACTCTCCGCGCAGAAGTTAAGTCTACTGCTAGTGAGAAAGATGCTGCCCTTGCTGAAAAGGTAGAGCTTCAGGCACAGGTCGAGAATATTACCAGTGCATTTGTCAAGGGCGCAGCCGCGCTCGACGAAGTTCTCCCAGGAGTAGGCGAGAAGTTGGCAAGTGCAAAGGCAGAAGAGTTTTTCGGTGTCCTAGTTGAAGCAATTACTGCTAGCAATACTGAGACCGATGAGCTTAAGAAGCAGCTAGTTGAAGCTAACGAAAAGCTAGCCGCACAAGCCGCAGAGGCGAAGAGCAGAGATAGACTGTCTGAGATTGACAAGGTTCTATCCGCACTACGCACTGACGAGAATTCAGACATGATTGATGCGAAGGCTCAGAAGATTCTTTCTGCTGCCGAGCATATGGATGATGAGGCTTTTGCAGCATACCTTGAAGATTACAAGGAGACGGTTGCACTTGCAGCAGTTCCAGCAAAGCCGGAAGTCGTAGCAGAGGCAAGTGCCACTGATGACGAGAGTGATGAGGATGACGGAGAAGGTGAAACTGATGCGTCTATTCTTGAAGGTGTAGTTGCTTCTGAGGAAGCTCCATCCGCTGGAGAAACTCCGGAGCCTATTGACTTTGAAAACGCTTATGCTGGCCTAGTAAAGACAATGCTGATGACTAATAAGCCAGTCAGCAGTGAAGACAACTAAGGAGGATTAACATGGCTCTAGCACCAAGAAGACAGCAAATCTGGACAGAAGTCCACTTTGCATTGAACGAGGTTGCAGAAAGAGGCAAGATTGTTTGCATCAACGCAGGCACTACGGCTGCTGGTGAAGTAACTGGCCTTGCAACTGCAACAGGTTTGAACATCCATCCAGTTGGTGTTCTTCTCGACGACGTGGAGAACATGAACTATGACCGTCACGGTGAATTTTTGAACCGTAACGTGTCTGATGTCGGCAGCGTAGTTGGCATTGGAGTGAAGGGCGATTATGAGACGAATCTTCTAGTCGGAACACCTGTAGCTGGTAAGCCAGCTTATCTAGGTGCAAGTGGATACATTTCCGCAAACTTGCTTCTAGACGGTGCCAGCGGCAAGAACTCTCCTCAAGTTGGTTACTTTAGGACAGTTGCAAATGCCAATGGCTACGCACTAGTCCACATCGACCTATAAGAAGGGTAAGGAGGAGAAGACTATGAGTGCATTGATTAAGCTAACTCCAGAACAGATTGCCCTACTTAGAGCTACTGCTTCTGATAATGTCCAAGTGGCTATGGCCGCGCAAAAGGCACTTGCCGCAGCGCTAAGTGAGCCACTCCGTCAGGGTATTTTTGATGAGGACAACCTAGGTGGAATCTTCCGTCGTGAAGTTCTAGCACCAGGTGCTCAGGCAAACTATCCACTTGACTTTGTTCGTCCAGGCACGGAAGACCTTGACTTCACCGCTATTACTTTGCCTAAGCAGGGCAAGGTTCCAGAGCGTCACGTCGAAGGCGACGAGCTATGGGTTCCAACTTTCCAGATTGCTAACGCAATTGACTGGAGCCTACGCTACGCCCGCGATGCACGCTTTGACGTGGTTGGTCGCGCAATCCGTGTTTACCAGATGGGATTCGTCCGCAAGATTAACGAGGATGGTTGGCACACGCTCCTAGCAGCAGCCGACGCTCGCGGTCTTGTTGTCGCTGATACTGGTGCCGCTGCTGGTCAGTTTACTAAGGAGCTTGTCTCCCGTATGCAAACTGCCATGACGCGTAACGCTGGTGGAAACGGCCAGGCTGGTATGCTTACTGACCTCTATATGTCAATGGAGGCCATGGAAGACCTAAGAGCATGGGACATTTCCGAGATTGACGAAGTAACTCGTCGTGAGATTCTAACTAGTGCTGGTAGAAACTTGGCAAACCTATATGGAACCACGCTTCACTTCATGACCGAGTATGGTGTCGGTCAGGAGTATCAGACCTATCTAGATACCACACTTGGACGTTCCGTGACGGCAGTTAGTGCTGACCAGGAGTTCGTTGTAGGTCTTGACCTAAGCACCAACGACAGCTTCGTCCAGCCAATTCGCCAGGAGCTACAGACCTTTGAGGATGACAGTCTACATCGTCAGCAAAGGGCTGGAATTTACGGATGGATGGAGCACGGTTTCGCCGTTCTCGACAACCGTAGAGTAATCCTAGGCACCTTCTAAGCTGAAGGACGACCAAAACATGAGAGGGCAGATGCAGATTGGGTTCTGTATCTGCCTTTTCTATTAGGACTAAGATGCTGGTTTACCTAAATGAGCCTATGGGGTATTCAACTATAGACGGTCACAGAGTCTATGGCAAATGCTTCAGTTATGGCAGGTTCGGCCCAACAGACATTCCATTTGCGCTGTATAAGAAAAACAAGGCAAGATTGGAGGATGCTGTATATACTCCGTCTATCATAAAAGAAATGTTCGGCATTAGCATCCCAGATGTATCATTTAGGATATCCAAGATACACTTGGTTGATTTTGAAGTTCTTGTTGCAATTGCACGAGCATTTGGTATAGACTACAGGGTTGGGAGAAGCAAACCTACATTTTCAGAAAGGCTAGGGCTACGTAAGGCCGTAATAGCAAAAATCACTAGCTAGGAGTAGCTACCGAACGGTGTATATTCAGATGTAGAGGCGGGATGTATGAGCCTAGTAGGTGATATAAGAGCAAACATTGCCGACGACACCTCTACTCCATCAGGACTAACAGGGAGCCCGCCGAGTATGAGTCTACTAGCCGACTTTAGAGTTGACATCGGTGATGATAGTGCCGTAACTGCTTCCGGAACGCAGGTTGCTGGACCTATTGTGTCTACCGATAATGCAGTCGCTAGGTGGAATGGCTCGACAGGTGAGGCGATACAAAACAGTCTGGCTACGCTTGATGACAATGGTAACATCGTAACGCCAGGTGGAATTGAACTTGGTGGATATTTCAAGCGAAATGTCAGAATTGTAACTGGTGCTGGAAGCATTGCTGGAATTTCTAGCGATGACATAATAATGGTAAAGAAGAATATAGGGGCCGCAACGAGTGTAACGTTGCCATCGTCACCTGATACTGGTAGAATGATAGTTGTGAAGGATGCTAAAGGTGATGCATTTACTAACAACATCAGTATCCAGGCATCTGCCGGGACGATTGATGGCCTAAGCTCTTTTGTGATAACACAGAATTACCAAGCATTCACGTTTATCTACAATGGAACAGAATGGAACGTGATATAACCTAGGGGGCATTTATGACTTGGATTGGCGTAGCTAGTAGTGGTGAAATCCTTCATGCAATGGGGGATGAGAACCTAGTATTTTATAGTGAGCTAATTGGTGACGTAACAGGAACCGTTGGGGACACCAGTGTTTCTGGCCTCCAGGGTTATCCAATTAGTCCAACACCACCACAAACATCTGAGCTTCTAGTATTCCTTGGCGGCCAATGGACGCCGGTTACTGATTCAGGTGGAAGCGGTGGCACTCACGACCTATTGAGCGCAACTCACCCTGATACTGTTGCTTCTGCTGTATCGCAGGGCAGTCTTATCAGAGGAAACTCCACTCCTAAGTGGGAAGAGTATGACAAGGGAACTGAAGGCTATGTTCTCTATGCTGCCGCTTCTGATGTTGAGTGGACTCAGCTAGGCGCAGTAACACCGTTTGCTCTAGGCACAGCAGCCGCTCCATCAATGACCTTCGTTGGTGATGTGGACACTGGTTGGTCTGCCGAGACAGCTAACACAATGATTGGAACCGCTGGCGGCAACGACATGTTGACTCTAGATGGTGCTAATGATAAGCTAGTTCTGAACGGTGGACAGGTCATTAGAGACACAGACACGGTTGGTGCATATACCGTTCTAGTTTCTGACTATATTGTTTCGGTGAAGAACACCGACCCAATTACCATTACGATGCCTGCTGCTCCAACAAGTGGAGAAATGCACGTAGTCAAGGATGCAAATGGTAATGCAAAGACGAACTACATCACTGTTGATGGAAATGGAAACAACATTGATGGAAACGGCACCGTTGTAATCAGAAACAACTTCGCAGCCCTGTCCCTAATGTATAACGGAACCCAGTGGAGTATTATCTAATCTGCTGATAATCTATCTGTTTTTCGTTTGGTAATTGCAATGGCTTTTATTGCGGAATGGGCATATGCCTAGATAGGGCGGGTTATGACATGGTATGGCACAGCGCCTAGCGGCCGCATTTTAACGCTAAACGTTAATGGTAGTGTCGCTAAGATTGGGTGGGAAGAGGCTCGCGGAGATGTATCTGGAGTTCTTGATAATCTAATCGTAATTGCGCTTCAACAAAATCCGGTATCATCCGAAGTCCCAAGTAGTGGATTCGTCCTTGCTTGGGATGGGTCTAGTTGGTCTCCAGCTTCACCTAGTGTGTTGGGCAGTGGCTCTACGCACGAACTTTTGAGTGCAACCCACCCTGATACCATTGCAGTAACACCACCTACTAGGGGCGACCTAGTTCGAGCATCTGCGGCCCAAAAGTGGACCCGCTTCCCAATGGGCGCTTCTGGACAAATCGTAAGTAATGATGGAGATGACGTTGAGTGGATAGAGCATGGTATATTCACCCCGCAAATTGTTACTGCGGGCGCATCGGTAAGTCTTTCTCCTAGTAGTAGGAAGGTCATTATCAATAAGGCAGTTGCAGGAATCATTACGGTAAGTCTCCCAGCATCACCAAAGGTCGGTCAAGAGATTCTAGTCAAAGATGGAAAGGGAGATGCGAAATCAAACAACATCACCATTCTTGCGCCAGGAAAGACTATAGATGGCAATAGTAGTATTGTGATGATAAATAATTATCAAGCATACTCGTTGCTTTTTAATGGGACGGAGTGGAATATCGTATGACTCATAGTGGAGAAGCTGCCGCAGGAACTAGCGGAGTTTTGTATTACTACAATGATGAAGGTATGGCCCAGAGTGTTCCGCCAGGAAGCGAAGGTCAGATTCTATCATTCAATGTAGACTTGATTCCGAAATGGAAGAACGAGGCGGTTGCGTCTTCGACTGGAAACGTTGGTAACGAGGAGCTATCGTCGCTAGATAACGCAATTCCTAGATACCATACTACATCTGGCAGAAATATCCAGGGAAGCAATGTTCTGTTGGATGATGATGATAAGATGAGTGGGCTGAAAACTGCTAGCTTTAGTGCGGAATATGACCACGGATTGGCCCACGCAACGTGTGCTATTGATTGGAATGAGGGGCAAAAACAAAAGGTTCTGTTGGACCAAAATTGCCTATTCGCATTTACTGCACCTCCTGGTCCATGCAATCTACTACTTAAGGTTGCTCAGATGGGAACGTTTACGGCTCCAACGTGGGATACCGCATCTCCAGCCGAAGTGCTTTTCCCTGGCGGAACTGCTCCAACGATTACTACAGGAAGTGGCGCAATTGATATATTGTCATTCTACTATGACGGAACGGACTACTACGGAGTCGCAAGTTTGGACTTCCAGAATACTGCTTAAGGCAGGGGGCTAGATGAAGACTTTGGTGCAATGGACGAGAGCTATTCCGTCCGGATGGGAAACGCTGGATAGTGCAGATTGGGCTGATGTCCCAGAGAAACCAGACGTATCCCCATCTCTAGAAGAAGTTACAACTGACGATGCCGGTTGGGTTAATAGAATCAACGTTCAGGGTGTTATTTTCACTGGTGACCACTATGCTGTCGAAGATTTACCAGTAGAAGGCGGATGTAAAGTAACTACGTGGTGGGATGACCCACGGACGAATCCGCCAGGAAGTAAAACGGCTACCGAAATTACACTGCTGCCTCTTGCTCCAGACCCCAATCTTGGTGGAGCAATAAACACAAAACAGTTCAGGGTTGTATATGCCGAGAAAAAGGCTATGCAAAAACTCCTTATAAACGGTATCCCGCAAAATACTGTGTTCAAGGACTGGGCAGATTTTGTCATTCCAGACATTAAGCTTATTCGTCATGGCAAAAACATGGACCTGGAACTCCTTAGTAAACACAATGAGCTTCAAGAATCCACAGGATGGAGGATGTGGACCGAACATCTTGATATAACAGAAGTCAATCCAAATGGAGCCTTGCCATCACAAAGGTCGAAGGGCAGATATTCTATTCCTAGTGGAACAATGACAATGTATAGTAGGATGGGATATTTTGCTGCTGGAGAAACTCCACATACCGGAGTATATACTGGAATTATAACTTTGCATGCAGACTCTATTACAGAAAGAGACATGGGCGCAGAAATGCCACTTAGCACGGGTGGTGTTATACTTTGTAGCACTTCTATGTCAGGTCTCCCTGGTGTTGAATGGCCAGTAGGAAACTACCGTCATCAAATAGATGTTACAGTGGCGGGTGGTGATGTTACATATGGCCTATTGAATATATTGGATGATTCCAATGTGTTTTATGCAGGACATTTTGGTCGTCAAAATGAAGCAAATGATAATGCAGATGCACACCCAGCACATCAGCAAACAGAAAGTGCATTTACTGGAACTGGCTTGAAACTTGCAACAACTGGTGCAAGCACCACATGGGGTGTTCTTGTAGATGATGAAACCGACCGCCTTGAAATTGTAATAACAGGCAACAATGCAGCTTTGCACAAGGCTGAAGACCTTACGCTACAAGTCAATACGACCGACGACTATATTGATGGTCCATGGGTAGAAGTCCTTGACCATCGTGCAGTAATTACTGGAGTTCACACAACAAGTTGTGACAGCACTACCAGATGGGATGCTGATGATACCGAGTATATTGGTAGAGATTCTGGTGGCACACTTTATCGTGCTGCATGTATTTTTGATATTAGAGCAATACATTCTGATGCAGTTATTGATAAAATTCTATTCGAGCCATACTGTGTTAGTGTTTGGAGTGGCCGCTGGTGGAACAGAATTGGTGGATGCTGGTCTGAACCCTCTGGAGACCCGGTTGCTAGAGTATTCCCAGATTTGGCTACTGGTCGTGAATATAAAAGATATTCTTCTCAGCAAATGATACTAAACGTCTCTCCAGAATATCTAAATGCCAATGCAATAGACGACCTACACAATCACATAGCCAGCGGTCTTACATATTGGAGTGTAGCACTTACGGCAGAAGATGAAGCTACGACTGATAGAGCATTCCAAATCAATGCAACGGCAGCAGCCAATCCATCAAGAGACCCAAGGTTGTTCATTTACTATGCTCGTGGTGCAGAGGCAGCGGCAGAAAATGCTCCTCACTTTGGAATGAATTTTTAGTATCAGGCGTGTTGCCTATTTTGACCACTGCCCCGTTGGTGAGTGTATAATTTCATAGAACTTACACTTAGGAGGAATCATGGCAGCGCGCTTCACAGATGCCACACTAATTTCCATACTACAAAAAGCAGGGAGACGAATTAACCGTCGTCTCCATTTGACTGGAACGAGCGACCAGCTTTCAGTCAGCGCAAGCGGCGTAGTAACCCCTGACAATGACGACCTTGAGGACATGGTGCTCCTTCAGGCCGAGTGCATGATAGCCTCTAGAGAATTCCAGCAGGAATTAACAGACGGCACTGCTGGGCTCCTTGCGGTCGATGGAGAACAGAAGCTCGACACTCGCGGCCAGACAATTGGCCGTGGCACATTCTTTGATAGCACATACAGTCCATGTGCCGAACTGACTGAGGCAGTGAAACTTTATTGTATGGCGAATACCTCTGGAAGACTTATCTACTAGGAGTTGTCATGGGTGAAGTAGCAAATAGCGAATATTTCCATCCGGACTCAAGCAGCACGCTAATTCCAAGCCTGATTGCTAAGTTCAAAATTTCAATGGACACAATGTTGCAGGGAGGCCGCGATGTGATTATACATCTTCCTCCAGAAAAGTCGCAATGTCCTGGTTCGTGCAGATTCAACTCTGCCTATAAGAAATTCATAAGTGCCACTGGTGGCATTTGTAGCACATGTAAGGGCGAAGGATACCTACTCGAACATCGCTACACTACATATAAGGCAAACATCAGACATATAGATATGCCACTTGAGAGTGCCGATAGTGGTGGACAAGATACTCCAGCAGGAAGAATATCACAAAGAGTAGTTAGAACAAAGATGGCTCTTATCGCATACACTCATCTACAAAAGTGCCTTGGGGCCACGATAGATGGAGAGGAATACAAACTACATGGGGACCTAGAAAAGACAGGATTTGCCGGAACAGTTCTATACGTGGTTGCCACATGGAAGAAAATGGATAAGTAATGGCCAAAGAACTAATTGAATTCAAAATCGTGAGAGGTAGCTTAGAGAAGGCCAAGAACCTTTTCGGCCAGTTCATACGTAGAGAGTTCAAGGACAACTTTGCAAACCTAAAGCCACTAGTCGAGGATGCTGTTGAGCGGACCATTACTGAAAACAAGGAGAGATTCATTCCTTCTGACGATGAGGCTGCTCAACTGGGTATTGGAACTGGAGGGGCGCTTAGGACAGACAAAACTCAGGGTGCATGGAAGTTGTTGTCTCCAAAACATCCTTCTAAGGTTATGACGGTGAAGGTTATCGGTGGCATAGGAGGAAATGGAACTGTTGAAATAAATCTAAATACAGATATATGGTTTGATGCACCCGAATGCAATGTTGAAGTTTCAGATACGGCTTTTCCTAACATTCCATGGATGGAGTGGTTTATCGACGGTAAAACCATTGTTGGTGCTAGGTTTAGTAGGCATCTACCTATTCCGAAAACATCGAGAACTGGTAGAGGCATAATGATTTCTGGCGGTCTATGGATGTTTCTACCGAGGCTGTTTATACTGCTAGATACGATGGATGATGTCAGAGTTGATGCTGCCAGAGCAATTAAGTCTCGTGGTGCTAAAATTCTAACACCTAGGAGAAGAATGTAATGGCTACAATGGGAAAGAAAGCACTATTGAAGTCAAACCTAGAATTGTGGCTTAACGACCTATTTCTCAGGCATGGGCTATTTACCACGATTGCGTCCGGTGCGACCGATGTGTATGGTAATGATATAAGTCGCCTGCGACCATCAAATGACCCAACGTTTCCAGTAGATGGAACTGTGTTCCAGAGCCCATACAAGAATTGGGTCTATGAGAGCGGAATTATTCCGATTGAAGTTGGGGTAATTTCTGCCCCAATTGTAGTATCTGGTGTTATAGTAGATGGGACCTTTCATCAGACAACAGAAACCACCGGAACATATGCACACATAATTGATTATCCAAATGGAAGGGTAATTTTCGACAGTCCACTCGCTGGAAGCCCGGTAATTCAAGCAGACTATTCATTCAAGGAAGTTACAGTTGATTTTGCAAATGTGTTCAATAACGAAAATATGCCTTTGCAAATTGAAACATCCATGAAAGATAATCCAGCACAAACGGGAGTAGAGAGTTATCCAACATCTGATTCTAGAACACTTCCCGCTGTATTCATTGATATTCTGTCTAGACAGTCAAGTGGATACGAACTTGGCTGGAGGTCTCTCGTGGCTGATTATTTCGGTGTATTCCATGTATGGGCACGCGATGATTTCCAAAGGGATATGATTGAAGACATTCTTGCGGATGAACAAAGACAAGTGCTTCTTGGAATCAATTTCAATACGGCTCAATATCCGCTCTTAAGTAGAGGGGAGCGCAACCCGAGCTTTACAAGCTATTCAACCTTGGCTGATGTCAATGGTCCATATTTTTGGAGGCGTATTTATCTAGACCAGACTGGACCAACGAAAGATGTGCCACTGTTCGAAGTGGAACGTAGCAGAATCAACTTTAACGCTAGAGTATACCCGAACTTTTAGGTGTTTGGTGTATAATCAAGTAGCCAGTGGTTTTAGACATCAGCAGTCCTAATTCGGAGGGAGTAGAAAATGCCTAACAACAGAGTATTCTATGCTATTCACAGCGTAGCAATTAAAGAGAATGGGACTACACCTACTAATGAAGTAGTTCCAATTATCGCAGGAGTTGACGTTGCTCCTTCCGGTCGCTGGGATATCCCACGCGGTGTTCAGTCAGTCGGAATGACAACAACATTCAACTTCGAGCAAGTTTTCCAGCTTGGTCAAATCCAGCTATATGAGTATGTAGAGCTTGAGCCAGAGATTGAGTTTACCATTGAGAAGGTTCTTGATGGAACCAAGCCTCTCTGGTTTATGACTACTGGCCCTCGCGGAACACAAACACTTATCGGAAGAACTGCCAGCTATAGAGCAGATATTGCCGTTCCTATCTATGCAGACACTCAGACGAATGCTGTAGGAACTCCACTATCCATGGCATACGGTTCCGGTATGTATCTAAGTTCCATCAACTACTCTTTCCCAGTAGATGGAAACTTTACCGAGTCTGCGACCCTAGTAGGTAACGACAAGATTTGGTCCAACTTCGAGGGTGGAGACCCACTACCAATTTCGCTTGCTCGTGGAAGCGGACTTGATGACCAAGGAAGCACCCAGACGCAGCTAGGTTACCCAAGTGGCGTTTATGCTCCTTTCCCTGGTGGAATTATTCCATTCACGACTACTGGTGGCGAGAGCGCTACAGTTGTCGGTTCTGGTGTTGAGAGGCGCGAAGGTTTCGACCTTATCCAGTCTCGTCTGCCAACCGAAATTCCTGGTGTTAGTTCTTCAGGAACACTAGCGAACATTACTGAGCATCTCCAGGGCATCACGATTTCCTGTGACCTTGGACGTGAGGACATCTTCGAGCTTGGCTCCAAGCGTCCGTTCTTCAAGTATGTTTCCTATCCAGTAGAGGTTACTTGTTCCATCGAAGCAATTACTTCTCAGGGTGATTTGGTCGATGCCATCTCCTACGAAGCAGAGAACTGCGTTGTAGCCGAGAACACCAGCGACCAGGAAATTATCATCAAGCTATGTGAAGGCTTGAGGATTAACCTTGGAACGAAGAGTCGCTTGCAGTCTATCGACCTAACTGGTGGAGAAGCCGGTGGCGATAACATGAGTGCGACTTACAACTACAGCACCTTCAACGATTTGACAATCACGCATGAGGTGTTCCAGTAAGATTTGGCTAAGGAAAGGTCCGGGGTGAGCTTTGCTCGCCCCTTAACCCTATAGGGGGTTGGTGTGTCTCCAGAGGAGATTGAGGATAGGATTGCTAAAATCACATGGGGAGCAAGGTATCATTACGTTCAAAATGGACGTGGCAAGGAACAGATTGTCATACTCAAATCCCTTAATAGCAGACAAAAAGGCTTCGTGTCCTTCATTTATGATAGGGCATACAAGGAAGCTGTATCTACTGGTATTTTAACTCGCTTCGAGCTTAAGCGCATTTTGAATGAGCGCATTCTTTGGGGTCCACATGAGGACGATGCTATCAAGCGAGCCAAAGAACGAATTAAAGAGTTAAAGAAAGAAATACACGACGTAAAGAAAAACTCCAGGATATTCAAACGAACAGTCAAGGTTATAGAGGCTCAAAACAGAGCATTACAACAACTAGAGCAAAAGAAGCGGTCTATGTTTGCCGTTTCAGCAGAAGTATATGCAGAAGAAGCTAGAAGTCTTGCACTGGCCTACTGCTTATCGTATGATGAGAACGATAAGAGGTTATGGAAAACCTGGGATGACTTCTTGGATGAAACAGATGTAACTTTCATTGGTGAACTAATTGTCGCACTAGCAAAAGACGACGTTGTATCTTTGGGTGAAACGAGAGAAGTTGCTAGAAGTTCTTCTTGGCGATTTAGATGGAATGGTGCGAAAAGTAACGTGGATAATTTATTTGGAAAACCAATAATTGAATTTGACAATAACCAGCAAAATCTACTATACTGGAGTCAGGTATATGATTCAGTATATGAAGCGCCAGAGCCTCCTCCAGATGAAGTTATTGAAAACGATGCTAAACTAGACGCCTGGTTTGAGGCACAAGACAAGCAACGTAAGAAGAATGTATTCAAGTCTTCTGACACTAAAGAAGACGTTGGTCGTGGCATCAAGGTGTCACATGACGTTGGAAGACATGGCGAAGTTTTTATTGTTACCAATCCAGACATTAACCCGAACGCACCCGACGCAGCCGATGTTGATGAGCTAAACTCATCTCTTTCTCGTAAGTTCAAATCTAAAGAACTTGATAGAATCCAGAATAACAAGGTATTGAACGAAAAGGATTTGCGCAATCGTCAAAATAGAAATGCGCGAAGAATAATCGGTTCTACCGACGCAGTGCTGGATAAGAAGAGCCGTAGTGGACGAGGTGGGCGACAGGGTGGACGGAGCGCATTCAAGCAGTTCCCAGGAGGGACAATCTGATGAGGCTTGGCAAACACGTTGACAAAAAAACAGACAATTGGTCTGATAAGTCAAAAAAGAAGTTGAAGGCTAGCGTCCGTCACAAGATGAAGCGCATTTATGTGGGGATTCTTGACGCCCTTGATAAAGAGAGGGCTGACGGTCTACTTGAAGATGAGACCTTTAAGAAGCTAAGGTCTAAAATATTGAATATTGGCAATGACCAAATTCGGAACATGGAATCTGAGTTGGATAATCAGTATAACATTGAGTTCTTGAACTATCACATTGATTTCAAGATTATCCCACCACCAGAATAACGGAGGATAGGATGAGGATTAGGGTTTTCACGACAAAAGGCGAGGACGGAAATGACATGGTTTTGGAGTTTCGTCCACCAAGTCAAGGCGCACTTAACAAGGCAGAGTTGGTTTTCAAAAAGACATTCTCGAAATGCTTTAGGGACGGTATCCTTACTACCTCAGAAGTAGAGAAGATTCTACGTGAGCGTGGCATTTGGGATGACGATAAGGAACGCGAAGCCGCAATGTTCCAGCTTCAGATTGCTAAACTAGAAGCGAAGCTCAAGGATGGTGAACTTGAGGATGAGGAAGCCAAGGCTTTGTGTGAAGAGCTTGTAGTGCTTAGAACAGAACTCATGAATCACAATGAACCAGTGGTTTCGATTGCCGAAAACACATGTGAGTCTATTAGTGGTGAGGAGCGCAATCAGTTCCTAGTTACTCAATGTATCTACCATAAGGCTGCCGGTTCTCGTGTATATAAGAGTGTAGAGGAATTCAAAAGTCGAGGCGAAGAACAGGCCGCTAGGGACTCCTACATGGAGACGGTAATTGCATCCCTAGAGGTTACTATGGGTGAGGAGCTTCCAAGCGACCTTAGCCAAATCTACTCTGAAAACAGGTGGTTGACAGACTATTCAGAGAGAATGGCCAAAGAAGAGCAAGAGAAACTAGAAGCGGAAGAAGCAAAAGAAACCAAGGCTGACGAACAAGAACAAGAAGTAAAGCCAAAAAAGGCTAAGAAAAAGAAAAAGAAGGCTGCACCCAAAGACTAAATCCTCTCAAACGGACTAAACTAAAGGCCATGTTGCTCAGATAATTAACTGCGCACATGGTCTTTCTTCGTAGGAGAATTAACAAATGGCTAAGATACTATTTGATGTTGGTATCTCCCCCGCATCGGTCAAAAGAGCCCAAATGGATATCAACAGGATATTCATGGGGCAAAGCTCTAGGCTGATTGATAGGGTAACCAAAAATCAAGTCAATTTGAACAAGGCTATCAAGCAAGGAACCTCCAATGCGTTCCAGTTTGGTAGACAGGTTCAATTTGCTGCCAAGAGACTAATGGCATGGACTGCTCCAGCAGCCGCTATTTTCGCTACTATCGGTGCGCTAAAATCTGCCGTTCAGCAAATCGTCAAACTAGACACCCAAGCTCGTAGGCTTTCATTCTTTGCCAGTGGCGGTCGTATTTTCGTAGACACAAGTAACGCAACCAAGGGTCTTACGCGTGACATTTCAGGTCTTTCAAAGGCGATGTCGGAACTGGGAACCACAGCAAAAGCCTTCCAAAAGCTTGGGTCTGAGGCCAGGAGAACTTCGGCAGGCATTAACCTAATTGTCAATACTGCTAGGAAACTTGGTCTTTCGCTAGAAGATGTTACCGATGCCATTCTAACGACCGCTCGTGTTGGTCAAGACCTAATTGGCGTAACAACAAAGCTCGGTTCTGCAACAGCGACAGCAAGTAGCGAATTCCTTACAGCCGTAACAACACTTGTCCGTCTTGAGGATGGACTATTGAGTGCTACCGATGCCGTAAGAAGCCTTACTGCCATTAAGCTCCAGTTCATTGGCGTAAGTAAGGACGCCTCCACAGAAATGGGCATCTTTACGAAGATTTCCAGTCAACTTGCCGCAACGTCCAGTAAGACCATTGCTAACGTCAAGGAATTGATGGAGGCAACGCGTAGGGTTGGTTCGGCGTTCAGAAACGTTCAGAATATCAACCTAGACCAGACCATGGCCTTTATCGCCACTGGTTTCAACGTTACTGGTGCTAGCGTAAGTCGTCTATCAACTGGCTTGAGAAGAATGATTACATTCGCCGCAAAGAACCAAAAGTTGATTAAGGAAATCAGCGGCATTGAGATTATCGACCCAACTACTGGTCAAATTAAGGGACTAAGGGTCGTTCTTGATGTTCTAGAGAGAATTCGTGATACCGCTGGAACTGCTATCTCTGAAGAACTAGCGCGAGCTTTTGGTGGCCGAAACATTGAACAAACACTTGCCTATGCTCTAAATATCGACAAGCTAAGAGAATCTGTTGAGAAGTTTGGCAACGAAGAGGAGAGAGTTAAGTTCGCCGTAGAGAGCACGATTGCTGTAATGCGCAAGAATGAGGACTTGGCCGATAGTCTTCAGGGTTCTATTAACAAGCTAAAGGCAGC